CATCCTCGCTAGTAACTTCGGTACAAGCATTACGAAGTGTTTCATTTTCTTTATCAAAGAAGTTAAAGCTAAATCCAGGTTCACCAGTCTCCATAGCTTGACGCACGTTTTTCTTAAAAACGTCATTCTCATGCAAGCTATTCTCTAGAACCAATCCTTTATATTTGGTGAATCCACCCAAACTCTCAGTGTCATAGTTGACACTAATGTTTGTCATGTCCAATGGAGCAGGAGCATTGAAGTCAGCCTCTTTAGCTGCCTTTACTGCTGGGCTCCAATTTTTGATTCCCAAGAATTTAGGAATGTCTTCATGCTTCCAATTAAGCGACGCATAGATTGCAGATCGCCTGCTTCCGCCCTGCATGACATTTCTTCCAATCTCGTTAATCGCTGACATGAGAGGGAGAGGACCGCTCGCAGTTCCACCAGTTCGGCTAAGAGCTTTGCCCTCTGGCCGCAATTTGCTGTAGTCAATGCCAATTCCGCCTCCAGTCATTAGACAAGACATAGCTCGCCATGTTACATTGCTCCACTCTTCTCGCGTGTCTTCTTCGGCTCGGAGGAGATAACAATTGTTGTACGCCTTGTAAGGGCGTCCAGCATAATAGAGGTATCGACCTCCGGGGAGAAACCGCATAGCTTTAATATGCTCAACAAGTTCTTTGCGTTCAGTGTCTGACATAAGTACCGGTTGGGTACCCCATCGACTACCACATACGTCCTCAACAATTCGTTCAGATAGGGAGTCCCAGCTATCGTTTGGTCCTTGTGCATACTTCTGTTTGAATATATTTGCTGCAAATGTTGTTTTAAATCGTTCGACAATCATCGTTCTCGTTGTGCCCTAATTCGGTTAAGTTTACCTAGTTGTTTTTCTAATGCATCCAAGACTTGATCTATAGTTCCTGATGCCTGTACATGATAGAACCCATGCTCGTCTACTGTCAAGTAGTTGGGCCTAGCTCCTACAATTTCTGCAGCATTAATTAGCTCATCAAAGTCTTCTTGCATTTGTGCCTTATAATTGGTGAGCATATCACGAAATCGAATTAGGGGGAGCATTGCGGTCCTCATATTCTTCTTCCTCACGCTGATGGCGTAGGAAATCTCGTAGGCTTTTACGTGCCTCTTGTTCTTGTTGTTCTCGGCGAAGGAATCGGATACGCTCCTCATCCTTCTCTTTGTCAAACCGTGTGCGTGGAGATTTAATTGTCATTGATATATTTAATTAGTTTGCTTTGGTTTTCTTCAATACGATCTAGGAATGCATCAATTATATCCTGTGTGTCAATATTAAGCAACTCTAGCAAAGTAATTTCGTCTACGTGTTTTAGTTCTTCAATTAGCTCGAATTTATTCAACGATCATAAAAGGTGTTACTGACGACATAGTAGTATGCGTCATCCCCTCCCCCGCTATCAGTCCAATTCTGTGCATACTCTCCACAAAGTTCTTCTGCACCTTCAAGTGTCTTGGTAAAAGCGCAAACAACATCTCGTGTGGAGTCATTATCTCGACGCACAATTGCGTAGATGTTTGCCTTGTTCTTAATCATACTCATCGCTCATCCCCATTTCCCTGAATAACACCACGATTCTTTCGATCATGTAGTTTGATAATATTTACTTGAGCAACATCCAAAAGACTATACCCAAGCTCATTTGCTGAGCGAGTAAGATACCAAAGAACATCACCCAACTCCTTAAGAGCCAAGGGTTTGTCCAGCTTTCCATCACGAATAAGTTTCTTAACTTTCTCAGAATATTCACCAGCCTCTCCTGTCAAACCTAGAGCGCAATAGGCAAGAGACATTGGAGTTCCTTGACCAGACTCAGGGTAGATGGCAAACTCATTGATTTTATTCTCGTAATCACTTAGCGTCATGTTTTTGGTACACCTCAATAGTTTTTTCTAGAAAATGAATGGCTTTCTTCAAGTCTTCAATTCCATTCTTGTCTTTCCAACGTGCAATGTACTTCAAGGCAGTGCCATCTAAATAACCTAGATTCCATGCTGTAATTACATCCCAAGGCTGTAAACTACCATACTTCTTGTAATGGGTGCCACCATACTGCTTGTCATTAGCAGTGGGCTGTGGGTATCCAGCCTGCTTATAGTCGTTAATATCTTTTCCGTTAATCATTTAATGCTTTCCATCCAACTGGAAATAAGGGCTTAATAATTTCATCCATCATAACTGCAATGTCTTGCACTTCTTTTTGTGCATGTGGGTCAATGCGAAGTTTATAGATTCGAGAGAAGGCAGCTAGAGAACCTGTCCAGATAAACTCAGTCATAGTGTTTTGTGGTAAAACCATGCGAGCTTGCTCTGGAGCTACACCACCATCTATTAGCATAGTGTACGTCATTAAGGCTAGTTTAATAGACTCTGCTAAATGGATGGTTAACTCTTCTCCAAAGGTTCCACCCATTGTCCCGTCACTTCCTTGTTTGGCATTTACAGGACGACCTCGCCATTCGTCAGGAAAGAAGAATTCAGGTTCATCATCTACATACCTACGAGACACTTCATTCCATACCAAGCCAACTTGGTGCTTTCCCAACTGACGAGCAACAAAAATAGGACACTTAACACGGAGAGATATGCTCGTATGAGCAAAAGGAGTCCAATGATTGTGCTTAGCAAGGTATTCGATGAGCTTGCTGTCCCCATCTGTAAGAATGTCACTGATCTTGTTAAAAGAAACACGAGCAGCATTAACAATAGACAGGTCAGACCCCATGTGATTAACATATTCTACTTTCTGTTTAACTATTTTCATTAAGAATACTTCTTTTTTAACCAATCTAGTTTGATGTTCATTAGGTCAAAAGCACCATTATCTACATCATGTAGCATCAAGGCACCACGCCAGTGATTGTTACCTTGTGGACCTAGGTAGTCTTCATTATGCTCATAGCAAGAGCCAGCAATAATACAAGTAATGGCGGACCCGTCAGCGCGATAACCAGTAGCAATTTGTAATCCTTGTTGGTGTCCTTGGATACAGGACATATGTTTTTTAGCTAGGCAAGCCGAAGCTGTAGTAACCGGACGACCAAGTAGACCGGAAGTAAAGTAGTGACTATAGGCAATACCATCGACGATAACCACATCAAGGAATGGGTAAACCTCCCATCCTGCTTCTTTATACTGTAGGTCATCTACCGATAGAACACCGTCAAGTTTTGCATCATTCTCAACAGCACGATTGATGCGATGCTCATGATTACCAAGTGTGAGCACCATACGCGGCTTGTATTGTTTTTCTTTATTCTTTTTAGCACGCTCATTAAATAATTTAATTGGCTCTAATAGTGTCTGCATTGCCGCTTTAGCGGCGCGAATGTCATGTGCGTAGCGTCGTCCTTCAAACGATTTCTTGCCTTGGTCATAGCTGCTAAGGCTAGGCATATCAGCAAAATCCCCGAGATTAATGAGTACGTCGGGCTGCTTGCGAACAATGTAATTGCCAATAGCACGAAGAAAAGTAGTGTCATCACCATCCCGTATTTGACAATCTGGTAAGATAAAATGTGTCTTGCTCATTGCTTTGTTTTAGGTGAGGCATGGATGTGTAGTTCTTCATCTTCTTTACCTGTGAACAAAGGCAATGCACCATTAGCCATCAGATAGTTAATACCAACATTCAATACAAAGCTAACTTCGTTTGAATTCAACTTACCATGGAACGCTACGTTCCCTTCTGTGTCTTTTGTTTCTACTTCAATAATCATTTATTCTTTTTTTCCAACTTGGTTTTTTGTTTGTGACAATCGGTACATAGGACTTGCAGATTCTCCCGTTCACAGAACAAACCGTCGATGAACTCGTCCCAGCTTTTGTCATATCCAATCGGGGTGATGTGGTCAACTTGTACATCTTTGGCTGTAAACTCTCCATGGCAGGCGTTGCATTCAAAGTGTTGTGCAAGTCGTCCTGACTTTGGATTGATTTTCTTTTCAGTTTTTGCGGCATTAAGAGTCCCATACTTAGGACCCCAGCGACGGCTCCCGCTGCGCAGAATAGAAGTAACAAAACTGTTAAATCTACCAACTGTCCACTCTCCACCATTATATTGCGTCCTCAAATGGAAACCTCCATACTTGTCCAACCTGTCGTTGTAGCCAAAGCACTTGTCCGTTCATAAGCATAGCTTCGTCAAGGCCATAGGCGTCCCGTACAGCGTCAAACATATCTTCTTCTGTCTCCAGTCCTTCTAGCAGCTTACGTGCTGCTACTGGCCCCATACCTTCCACACCTTTAATGTTGTCCGATGTATCACCGACAATCATTTGATAGTAGAACTTGTACAGTCCTTGGATTGGAGTAATTTCCTGCAGGATAGCAGGCTTCTCCCAACGTTTATTAATTGGGCCACCAGAAATTGCCCATGAGTAATGCATTCCAGGAACTTGCAGCATGTCTTTGTCAAGACTACAAATAATTGTAGGCTTGTCAGCAGTTTGTGCAGTTTGTGCAATAGCCATCAAATCATCTGCTTCACAATTGTCTGATACTGTTGCATTGTAAACATCTTGTAGATATTGCTTGCAGTATGCTAGATATTGTGGACGCTCTGTAGTTCGATGAGCTTTATACTCAGGGTAAATTTGGTAGCGAAAATTCGTAGGACCAGTTAGGAATATCTCAAACTCCTCTGCTCCTGTTTCCTCTAGACACTGGTCTAGAAGAGTCTCCATCCTTGCCGCAGCAATATGTTCATTGTCGTTCTCTGCACTAGCAGCACAACGAAACGCATACAAGTCTCCGTCAATTAGTAACTTCGTCAATGTAACTCGCCTTTACTTTGTGGGGATACTCACGATACTCAAAGAAGCACCGGAGTTCCCCATTCTTATGTGCCACCCATGCCTCATACTTGTCAGTATCGAAGCACAGGTTGTGTTGCTCAGTCTCTACCAGTTTGGGTCCATACAGGCATACAGAACTATAGCAAACCAAAATCCCAAGAATAAAGCTAAGGACATATTTAAAGAACGTCAGACTTCAAACTATCCATAGATGTATCCGTGGTGAACACAAAATCTACAAACTTCTGTGCTACCGCAATAACATCCTCAGGGGAAGCTTTTTCTTTGTTTGCTGTCGCAAGACCAATCGCCGCAGAGATTGAGCTTTGTTTAACGATATAGACCTGCTTCGCCGCACGTTCCGTGGCTGTCTCATAGTTGCTACCAGTAACTCGTGTAGTGGCTGGTGCTGCGCTAGTCGTCGGAGCCGACGGAGCCGCTTGCGGACTGGCCCCTGAGCCAATGTCGTCCAAGGATGCCCACTCATTATACCCAGCAGCATTCTTAGTAATTGTAATTTCAACTTCCTGACCAACCTTTTCTTGCACAGCTTTGAAGATAGCTGGGTTAGTAAAACTCATAATGTTCTGTGTACGTGCCTCACCATTGTAGGTGTAAGTTACAGCAGCTTTAGAGTAACGGCTCTTGCCTTTGACGATGTTTTCTACATTAACGTCGAGAATCTTAACTTTCATTTATTTCCTATTAAATTTTTTAATTGGTGGCCCTTGCAACCTCAACATCGACAACTTAACATCGTGTCTGCGGTAAGTTCTTAGGGGCCGTACTAATATTATACCATTAATATTGACTCACGTCAACACTAAATCGCTCATTTCTTTTTTATTTTTTCCATACTGAACTTCACTTGTAAGTGGTAGGGAAAAGTCATAATCAAACACCTGCTTACATAGCTTTGGTACAGCTTCAATAGATTCGTTTAGAATCCTACCAACTTGCCCCACACAAGCACTAGGGCAATCGACCACAATAGAGTCGTGTATAGTCGATATGAGTTTATAATCCAATCCTGAGGCTCTGAGTCGCTTGTTTGCTTCGAGTCTTGCAAGCATAACAAGGTCGGCTCCGAATCCTTGGACAGGGTAATTTTTGATAACTGTAATCGGCCAGTCCATACCCCCGTTCCACTTGTTAACCAATGGTGTAATGGGGAAGTGCCTTCCACTAGGAATCTCAAGCCTCCCTGTGAGTTGTGCTGTTTGTATGAGTTGTTCATGCCATGCTTTTATTCCTGTATATTTAGCGTAATACTCGTCAATGACATCTTGCCAAAACTTCTGACTGCGACTAACGCCTTGAAAGTCTGAGTCATTTGCGTAAGAATACGCGCTTCCTCCGTAGATAAGCCGGAACTTAAAGATTTTAGCCACAAGCCTTCCAGGCTTTCCTGTCCCAAGTTTAAATCTATCACGATTTGTTTCATGTATATCAACCTTGTCAATAATTTCCTGCTTGAGTATCTTATCTCCAGAAAGTTCAGCAGCTACGACAACTTCAAGACCTTTAACGTCTGCGTTTACAAGTGGGATATAACCTCCTTGAACTCATCAGGGAGTTCACAATTAATTGGTGCATATTTAAACATAGGCGCTATTTGCTCCGGCGTATATCCTGCTAAACCACATCCAATCTTTGTTACTTTAAATGTGAATGTGTCATGTACATATGCAAAGTTTAAAAATTCATCTACATAGTCCTCTATTAAATACAAAGGTAGTACAGTTAAATCTTTATCTTTGGTGGGTATAGCATAGCTATTTCCTTGTAAACCAATACCAATTCCATAGATAGCTCCATGATGCTCTAATGCAAACTTAGCGGCACCTTTACCATGTCGGCCTGCTAAGTTACTTCCAAATACAAAGATACCATCTAAGGAATACATTAATAAATTTCTTGATAGATTCGTCCATTAAACATTTTAATGTTGGGACGATATGGAGTGCGTACTCGCACTTGGTCCCGATTAAACATCGGGATGCCATTAATCCAAGTAGCACGGCTACCACGACGCACAGTGTATCCCCGTGCTGACCATTGTTCTAGTGTTCGGTAATTCATTCGTATCTCGATATTAATAGTTTATCTACATCACCGGAGAAGTTCTGCATGTTGGGGGCCGAGCTAGACAAACGTCCTGTGGCGGCAACACATTGATTGTATTGCCCATGCAAAAATTCTCCCCATTCCATCTTCTCAAGAAGCATGGGCAGCTTACCATAATATGTATCAAGTAGCTTAGCCAACTCTGCTCGTTCAAGAAGTAATTCAATGCAACGTTTCTGATACTTACTCTTTGCTTTTAATTGCTTGAGAGTATCTTCATTCGTTACATAAATTGTAATTTCCTCATCACCTAACTTTTTCTTAAGCTTCGTTTCAGATTTAGGGAGTGGAGCAAATAACTGCGGACACTCAAAGACAGTAACCGTGTGTACGGTTTTTTGATAAGGATCGCCTTTCTTGGCTCCAGTTGCTTTCGAGTTCCCTTTGTAATAGGCAGTCTCATATGTAACATAGTCTACATCAATTTTACCACCGTAGAGTAGACAAGATAGATGCTGCCCGCTGTCCAGATTAATGTCAGGAGTAGGGGAATACTTAAGAAGCTCGTCTGTGATTGTTTTGAGGCGCTCTTCGGTTTCCTTGGCTTTATCAGTGCAGAGGGATATGTCAAATTTAACTCCGTTTTCTTCCATTTCTTGTAGGACTAAAAGGTCTAGTCCCATCACTGTAAGCAGACGAATCTGCTTCTCAGTCATAATTGCTTTCTGTGCTAGGTACAGTCTATAGGTAAGTTCAACGTCAAGATTGTTGTAAAATTCTAACTCCTCTTGAGGAATAAACTCTGTGTCAATACCCTGTGCCCAATACTCTGCAATCTTATCATCCTTACTACCTAGGTTGTACTTGGCGCAACAATCGTCTAGTGACGGGTAGCTTCCTTTCTGACCTGTAATGATAAACTCCGCGAGTTGACAATCCCATATACGAACTTTGTCAGGGGGCTTGATGCCCACGCGGGATGCCCAAGAGAGATCAAATTTCAAATTAAATCCCACAATTAACTTAGCTTGCTGCATTAACATACGCAGTTCAATCAAGAAGTCAATACTTGTGTGATAGTTGAAAGATACGTCTGTATCCTCAGGCTTTATCGAATAGGAAATCAACTTGCCACTCGCCGTGAACGGATTTCCTTTGTTTTTGGTAGAGGTTTCTACGTCGAACGTTATTACAATTTTAAGCTCCCTCTAAATAACTCTCAAGAGTTTCAATGCGTTCTGCTGCTTCTTCAAGAAGCTCAGCCAGTCTATCCGGTTTGCCTTCCTGTACAGACTTACGTGTCACAATCATTTTTCTAATAGTAGCTCGCATCCTGAGACGCTGAACTAAATTGTATGTGGTTTTATCCATATATAAATCTTAGGTGCTTGGGATAGGACCTAGCAAATGTTGGATGCCACTCGTTAGGCATTGCTCCTGTAAGGAGAGCAGTGTGCTCCTCCCACTCCACTTCATAAATCCACCAAGGTAGAACATTATTCCAACTCATCGTTCATGGCCTCCACCCTTCTCAGGTTTGATATTCGGCAGACCCAATGCATCATACAGAGCGCACACTGCTAGTTGAGTGTGGTAACGTCCTTTGGCTGCATGTAGTTGGCGAATTAAATATTTTAACTTCTCTAGTTCACTCATAATTAATTATGTCCTTAAATCGTGCAATCTCTGGTTGAATCAGCACTTCAAACTTTCCATGGCGCAGACGTGTAATTGTATCGTCGTCCCCCATAAGTTTATTCTTACTGATATTCAGATAGCGCACAAACTGCATCCCTTCTGCATGTACAGCACCCATGCCTAAAATCCAATCTGCCTCAGCTTGCTTAGATGTTTTTGCATTAGCAACGTTATCCATGGTGAGCCACTTCTGACCTTCACCCGAACCATCTGCTTGGCAAATACCAATAACAGGGCAATATTGCTTAGCAAGCTCTCGTGCCCAAATATAGATTGACCCAAGTCGTAGGTCTTCTCGATCAGCAGCAAACCCTTTAATCTTGTCGATTTGATCGAAGACAATTAAACTTGGAGAGAATCTTTTACAGATTCTTTCAACCATGCCACGTTCAATGTTAGCATTATCTACTAGGAGGAATCTTCCTTTCGTCTGCTCTTGAAACTCCTGCTCATATTTCTTTACGTTGGACTTAATCTGATCTAGCCGCAAACCAAAGTATCCTTGGTACATTCGCAGCATAACCTCAGCACCAACCTGCTCGTTGTTGAACCAAATGACCGACCCATCTTCTTCCTTCAAGCTCTGTAGCATGAATGATATTTCAGAAGCAAGGAAGGTTGTTTTACCTACCTCAGGTCTGGCAAACAAGAATCCAAAATTTCCCTTTCGGAGCGACCCAAGTGACTTATTAAGGGCGTCCAGCCTCCATCGGAGTCCTGGCTTCTGGAAAATGTCCTCGATGATTGTGGACAATGAGGTTGTAACAAACTCGAAAGTTTCAGATGATTGTCCCAAATTATCTTCATCAAAGGCCACAAGACTTTGTGTGAGTTGATCGAGAGTGCAGTTGCCATTGCTAAATTTAAATGCCTGTTCAGACAGCACCAGAGCCTGTCTACGCTGTTTAATGTCAAGCAGCATACGTTGACCTAGGGAAGGGTCAATTTGCTGCTCTGCAAGAGTGTTGAACAAAGAAAGATAAATCTCTTTGTCTACATCAGGATACTTGCTAAAGAAGAAAGCCTGTAAATCAGACAGTGCTAAGTCACCTTCAACAATCTCGTGGGCACTCTTGAGTGCTATGTATAAATAAGACAACTCTTTGTAGTTGTCCTTCAAATATCCTTTGTCAATGTATTCGTAATAACTGTGATAAGACTCCTTCGACAGAAGTAAGACTAGCAAATCTCGTTCAGGTAGGTACATTACTTCCTTTAATTAAAATATTTAACTCCTTATAGAACATATATCCCTTATAGGATATATGTTCTTATATAATATATATTTATATATACATATAGTTTACCAGAAGTTTCACTTCTTGTCAAGTGTTTTCTTAAGTTTTTCTTCCTTTTCCAGATATTCTGCTACTTCTTGCGCCAAAGACTTGCTCTGTTTGTAGGCAGGGAAGTGTCGGACAATACTTTCTTTGGGTACAAACGTACCTGCTGGATGCTCTATATCGTGAGCCGGATTCATTCTAATCATTTAATAATTTCCACTACTGTGGGGACGTAGTTTTCTAGCATATCTTTCATAGTTCCTAGATTGCTCGACCAATCAAGCTCTTTCCAATAG